TGATGTACAAAATTACCGATCTCGCATCTATGACCGGAATGGGCCAAGATATCGATCCATTCAGAATTGCGGAATCAATTAGTAAATCATACGAATTGTTGTTTGCTGAATTAACCGCATCCAGTGTTGCCGGTTTTACTGCATCGGTATCCAATGCGGGCGCGTTGACAATTGAAGATTTTATTCAAGCATTTCAAACGTTGGAATTGGCATCATCGGGTAAAGGTGCGCCGGGGCCATACGTTGCGTTGTTGCATCCTGAGCAATGGCAAGATTTGCAAAACGATATTCGTGGCGAACAAAACAACGCATTGGCGTTTGCACCCGCATCATTTGAGGCGTTGAGCGCAAAAGGGCCGGGCTATAAAGGATCGTATTTGGGTGTTGACGTTTATACATCATCACATATTACAGAAAGTGCCGGTTTGCACGTTGGGGCCATGTGGGCGCCGGGTGCATTGGGATTTGCTACAGGTAAACCAGCCGCGTTGGCCGGCGCCGCGCAATCGATGGATATGGGTGACGTATTGATCGAAATGGAACGTGATGCAACACGCGCGTTAACATCGATTGTTGGGCATTGTTACCTTGGTATGGGTATCGTTGATGCTGATCGCGGTGTTAAACTCAGTTCGATCAACGATTAACATTTTGTTGTTCTAACATTGGTTAGATTGGTTGTTTGATGTACGGGGTTACGGCCCCGTGCATTTTTCAACCCACAACACACAAACAACCACACAAAACACATTGAGGCAAAACACAATGAATTACACAACACAGGCCCAACCGTGGGCGCCACAAAACCCACACAACGCACAATTGGTATTACCCACTCGCGCAAACCATCCAATGTTCGCGAAATGGTGGCCGGCCAATTGGATTTGGCAAGAATTCCAAATAACCGAGGTTGTACCCGGTAAAGGCAATGCCAAGGATAAAGAGATCCAAACAACCGTGGGTGTGTTTGTGCCAAATATCGAATTCGAACAGATCCGCCCCGGCGTTAACGGTGTGCGCCAAATACGCGGTGAATTGGGTGATGTATCCAACCGCATCGGCCAATTGCAACGTGAGGGGTGGATCTATCTAGATCCAAAACGGCATGATTATGTGCGTATGTATGATGCACGCGGCGGCAAATATTACACCGATCGTTTTACCGATGTACGTGTATTGGCAAACCGAGTAATTAAAACATTCGATCGCAATGCGTTTAACCAATGGGCGTTGCAATTGTTGGTTGCGGGTGAATTGGGCGTGGTTGAACCTGAATTTTGGAAACTGTTCGTAACTGATTACCGCAAACGCCCCGATCGATTGATTCGCCAACAACACATACCCGAAATTGCCAATAAATTGCACGCGTTGCAAACGCAAATCGATGCAATGGATGCATTTATCGAATCATACGCCCAACACGGGTTAAACGTTTATAACCGGATATTAACGCCATGAGTACAACACCATTTGCCCCGCAAATCAAAATACCCGAATTGTTAGAAAAGGGTAAAGCGCAAACAAGCGAATTACCGATTTATCGCGATGGGCAATTGGTGGCCCCAACCGAGGTACGTTACACGTTGTACGATCCAACCAATAAAAAATTGGTTGATAATGCCGTGGCAACGTACCCCGGCAACATCCCACAATACACACATGCCACCGGATTGTTAAACGATTCACAATTGGGCGAGGGGTATTTACAGGAATGGGCGGTAACCATTGGTGGCCGCGTGTACACATTTCGACGTATGGCGGCCGTTGTATTGCGGCGTTTGTATCCCGTGGTATCTGATGCCGATTTAACGGCCACGTATTCACAATTGGCCGATTTGCGGCCATCATCGTTAACCAGTTACCAAACGTACATCGATGAGGCGTGGTACACGTTAATGCAACGGTTGCGTACCGAGGGTGGCGGCCTAGAGTATTTGGTAATGAGTGCCGAGGCATTCAGGGGTGCGCACCAAAATTTGGCATTGTATTATGTATTTCGTGATTTCCATAGTTCATTGGGCCAATCGAATGGGCGGTATTTGGATTTGGCAAACGAACATTACCGCCAATACAATAACGAGTGGAAACAAATAAATTTTGTGTACGACCACAACCACACCGGATCGGCCGATAATCCAGATCAACGCCAAAACAAACAACCGGTTATTTATCTCAGTAATCCGGGGCGTTTGGGTAACTACCGTTGGCGGCGTCGATGAGTGTAACATTTAGCGATTTACGGGCGGCGGTGGCATCCAATGTTGCAAACGTTGGTGGCATGCAATTGGCCAAAATGGCACCCGAATATTTTTTGCGCCAACAAAACACGATTGCCCACAAATCGTACACGGTGGCCGTAACCCAATCTAATGCCACGCCCGAACGGCAACGGCGCGCCGTGGGTGTGTACGTGCAAACCAATGTGGTTGTAACGTTTGCCCATCGTTTGCGCCCGTTGGATGTGTACCCAACGGATTACGACGCGGCGTTGGATCTTGAACGGGATGTAATCAACAATGTGTTGCAAACATATAGTGCCAACAATGCGTTTACAATCCGTTATAATAGCAGTGTACGAACCGTTGGCGATTCACAAGAATACATAACCGTGGCGTTAACATTTACGGCATTACACACCATAACCCAATAAACCCACACACACAGGTATTAACATGGCATACTCAACAGTACCCAAAACAAAACGCGATGGAAAGATCGAATTAAAGGATGGTACATCGGTAACACCGATCGTACTTGAAATTGCATACGAGGATGGCAATTTCTCAGTTAGCCAACCCCAACAATTTAGCGAATTGGTAATCATGGATCGCGGTAATTTTGCGGCGGTTCGAAAACAGGATGAACAAACGATCACGGGTTCTTTTTCGTTTCATTTCCGCCAATTTACCGATGCGGTAAACGTTGGATCGGTTCGTGATTTTATCAACCAAAACGGTGCATATTCCGGCAACGTATCCACCGGTACAAGTGGCGTGCCATACGTTGAACATTACACAATTGATATTGTTTACACGGCCGAGGGTACCGATTTTGGTGATGATCAGGATACATCGATCACATTATCCAAATGCGTTTGTTCGTTGGATTTTGCCGAGGGCGATCCAAGTGCATTTACATTAAACTTTACATGTTACGGCGGTGCAATCGTTGCATAAACCAACAACCACGGGGCGTATTATTATGTTGGATTTATCGAAATTAGGGCAACACCAATTGGTTGTGCCGGAATCAATGGCCACGTGTTGGGATTTTATTGCCATTTGGAGCAACGATCCCAACCGGGCGCAATTGGCGCGATTGTGTGCCGGTGCAATTGGTGTATGCGTTGACCATGCCAAGGTGTTGCCGGCATATCGTGTTGCCGATGGCGATCCGATTGCATACGGCCATGCGATTATGGATCGGTTAATGGCCAATGGTGTAACACCGGGTGCCATTTACGAATTGGGTGTACAATGTATTGTGGAAATGACCCGCAAAATTCCAACCCAACAACAGGTTGAAGAAACGGCAAATTTTACGCATCCACCCGAGGCCAATTAGATTTATTGGCTTTACGGGTGGCACGCCATTGGGGCCGCGGCCCGAATTGGTTTTACACATTGGATGCCCAAACCCGTGTTAACGTATTGGCCGAATATCGATTACACAATAGTACGCCCGAACAAATCCAAACCCGCCAAAATGAAATAAAACGGGTACAATTGGATAAGATGATTCAACGCCAACGGGGGTATGATGGGCCAAACAATAAAACAGGGTAAAGCAAGCGCAACATTTTCCCAGGACATTGATCAATTGTTTACGGGTTTGTTGGATACCGTTGCACCCAACGCACGGTTGATAATGGATAGTTCATTAAAAACCATCGAAACCGAGGCCGTGCAATCATGGCCCCGCCGCAAACCAAAATTAATACGTGGCGAGGGTGGCCGGATTATTGAATCCATAGACAAATCCAAAAAATCATACCGCAAATTTGTGCGTGGGTTCCGTGTGGATGCCGATGGCAAATTGGTGGTATATCT